TAGTAAAGCTTTTAGTTATTTCTCTGTAGTAGCTAAGAATTATCTTATTCTAAATAATAACGCTAATTACAAGAAAATGAAGATTCATGATGACATTGATGTTTTATATGGTCACGGTGATGAAGATGAAAAAATAAAAAAGAATCCATCTATGGATGTGTTTCAAAAGACTATTGATTACTTTGATGAAAATATGGAAAGACTTTTCCCAAAAGACCAAGATAGAGAAATTGCCGAGTCTATATTATACCTTTGTAAGAATAAAGATAGTATAGATAACTTTAACAAGAAAGCAATCTATATAATGATTCGTGAAATGACAGATGTTAAAACATCTAAAATAACTCAGATTACGAATACATTTCGTAAAATATACCCTAAAATTCAAGAAGAAGTGCTTACAAGAGGTCACATAGATAACCTAAGATATACAGGTTCTTTGGTGTAATATTGTAACCATACTATATTTATAGTTATGGAAAATGACATTAAATTATTTGGTGATAAAAATTTCTCCGATTTATCTGAAGAGATATATAATAACACCAAACTTAAGAAAACTCAAATTGACCTTTTAATTCAAGAGGTACATGGTTACATACAAGGTATCGAAGATATCGCTATTGTAGGTCCTATTATTAAGGAACTAATGGATGTCGGTATTAAGAATGATGATAACTTAGTCAAACTAGCTACTCTATATCAACGGATAATGTCCAAACAACCTATCGATGAAAGTGATGTTGGTTTATTATCCGAAGAAGAAAAAGAACAACTTATGGCTTCTTTAGAAGATGTAGCGGAAGACTTACAGAAAAAAAAGGATGAGATTGTTGCTAAAGATCCTGTAGATATGACTAAGATAAGACAAAAGTATGGTGATTCTTAATGCAATCTCTAAGAATAGATCCACAGAAAATAAATGAGTTAGGTGTAAATAATCAAGACTCGGTATCTTTACCTAATCAAATGAACGATTTGGTTTCTGCTGGAGTTACAATAAACAAAACTACATCAGATGTGAGTCAAGTAATTTTAATAAAACCTACCTTTGAAGGTACATTACAAAGTGGGCAATTAAAAAATTCTATACCATGTCAACCTTTACTACGAGGATTTTCCGATTCTATAGCGAGAGGGGATAGTGTAATATACACGAGAATAGGTAATACTTATTATTATTTAGGTCCTTTAAATACAACTAATAATCCAAACTATAGTCCTGATACATTTTTTAATCCAAACTTAAATACCAACTTAAAAAGTAGTATAGCTATTGATAATAGAAAAGATGATGTAAATGGATACAATGTTAATTATAAAAAAACAAATGTAAAAAAAATAAATAAATCAAAAAATTATGAACTAGATGCCCCCTATAAAACAAGGGTAGGTGATATAGGTTCTGAAGCAGAGTTAGAATCAGTTTATTCTGATATGGTATTGGAAGGTAGACATAATAATTCTATACAAATAGGAAGTAGGTTTGTTAATCCATATATTACTATAAAAAATAATACTAGTGGAAATAATGGTTCTGTAATTGGTTTATTATCTCTTGGTTCAACTGAACAATTTTTTGGTGGTTATAATTTATTATCAAGTGATAAAAGAATAGGAGAAGAGTATCAAAGTATACAAGAAGGACAATATCCTGGCTATCGTATTAACTTTGGTAATGATGAAATAGGAGAGCCAAGAGAAGATGTTTTTAATTCAGAATTTGGTAAACTACAAGAATCTCCTGGTAACCAAACAGAGTTTGACCAAATAATAATGTTTTCTGATAGAATTACATTTGATGCTCAGAATGATGATTTAACGATGTCAGCATATCGTAATATAAACTTTGGTGCTGGAAGAAATATAACAATTACTAATAAAGGATTCTCAGTTATTGAATCAGAGAATATTTATTTAGGAAAGATAGCAAAGAATAAATCTGAACCTATAGTATTAGGAGAACAATTAAGAGTATTATTAGAACAAGTGATAAACATATTAAGTAATGCCCATGCTTTAGTTCAAGGTGTTCCATTACCATTGGTAGATAAAACAGGAGCTCCACTAAGTGTAGCATCAGGACCATTAGTTAATTCAGTACAAAGTTTAACAGAAATAATACAATCATTAGAACAAAGACAACAAAATGATGATGGGGTATATCAAGATGGAGTAACACCATTTTTAAGCAAACATCATTTCATAGAACAGAATAGGGGTTAACAATGAAGGTTAATATATTTAAGAAATTAATAAGAGAAGTAGTAAGAGAAGAATTAGATTATAAATTTTCGTCACTTGAAAAAAAGTTAGATGAAGTGTTAGTTAGTAGTAGATCTAATAGTATAGTTGAAGATAGAAGCTCACAACTTAACTCAACTCAGTCTCAAAAAACAAAAGTTCAGTCACAGGTTCCGACTCCTACTTCCCCACCTAATAATGTTCCTATGACAAAAGACTCTATTCTCAATGATATTCTGAATGAAACTGCTAATAGTGGTGAATGGCAAAACATTGAAAAGGAAGCAGAAGTAAAATCAGTTACGGATAATACAGAAGCACTTCCTGATTTCTTATCGAATGCTATAAACAAAGATTATTCACAAGTATTAAAAAAAGTAGAAGAAAAGGCAAAGTTTAATCGTGGGGCTTAAAGACGACATATATCAAGCATTTGAAAAGAACTTAGGTTCTGATGCTATTAATGCTACTGAAGAATCTAAAAAGAAAGTAGATGATTTAGCTACAGATTTATCTAAAGCTATAGTAGATTTTTTTCAAGCACAAGAACTTAATATTACTGAAATGGAAGCACCACTTCATATATTACCTGGTCAAATTCAAGTGGCTACTGCTGGAAGTCCAGCTGCTCAAACTGGTGTCAATACTGCTTCAGTATTTGCAATTGCTAACATGAGTCAAACGACTAACAAGATAATGGATCCTAAAGTGGCACCTGCTGTAAAAAAATCTAAAGTAAAATTATTAAAGGTTAAGGAAGCGTAATGGCAACACTCGATAGAAGAAAAGATAGATTTGTAGAAGACCAAGATAAAAGAGTCTCTGTGGGATTAGAGTTTCCACTAGGTAGAGTTGGTGGTGGTGATGGGTATTTCAAATCAACAAAAACTACTGTTGAATCCATAAAGAATAACATCAGGCTTCTTTTACAAACTCACAGAGGTGAAAGAGTATTCCAACCAAACTTAGGTATGGATTTAAGGTCACTTATATTTGAGCCATTAACTGAAGATATTACAATACAAATAGAAAACAATATAGTAGATGTATTCAGTAGATGGTTACCTTTTGTAGATTTAAGAAACATTAATGTGAATCGTAAAGATGATTTAAATCAAGTAAATATTAATATAGATTTTAACATAAGAAGAGCACCAAATAGTTTAGAAAGTGTTCAAGTTACATTTGATGGTGTCGGTGCTGGAAGTTCGACAAGTAATGGAGCATACTAATGGCGTATAAAGAAAAACAAAAATTAAAACCAACTAATGTACAATATACAAGTAAAGATTTTAGTACAATAAAAAAAGATTTAATCGAATATACTAAATCTTATTTTCCTGATACATATAAAGATTTCAATGAAACATCACCTGGTATGATGTTGATAGAGTTATCGAGTTATGTGGGTGATGTACTTTCATATTACATAGATTATAACTATAAAGAGAATCTGTTAGCAACAGCAACAGAAAAAAGAAATATCCGTAGACTATCTGAATTTCTTGGATATAAAACTGCAAACAAAACACCATCCGTTGTTAAGTTAAAAGTAGAGACTTCTATAAGTGCTGATGGAACAACTGGTCAACCAGTTTATGGGGAAGCCCCATCTTCAATAGATAGTGGATTACAGATTGCTTCAAATGTAGATTCCGAGATAGTTTTTGAAACAACAGATGAGATAGATTTTACATCAAGTGGTTCGGGAGATCCTATTGTAAGTGCCCCACTACTTGATAGTAACGGAGAAGCCAGTTCTTATACCTTAACACGAAATGTAAGAGCTATATCTGGTAAAACAAAAACTAAAACTTTTAATATTACATCTCCTACTAAATTTTTAGAATTGGATTTGGGTGAAGATGATGTGATTGAAATAACAAGTTGCATAGACGGCGCTGGTCAAGAATGGTATGAAGTAGATTATTTAGCACAAGATAAGATACTAAAACAAACTCATTATACAGACGACCCGACAAGAACAAGTGCTTATGATCAAGGTGATGCTAGTGGTACTACCTCGTCAATACCTATTCCATATGTTGCTGAATATATCAAGTCTACTAAAAAATTTACAACTAGATTTGATGAAGATAGTCAAACATACAAAACTCAATTTGGTAATGGGTTATTTAGATTTAGTAATTCAGGTTCAAATGTGGATCCAGTTGAACAAGCTGGTGTAACAATTAATGGAACTAACCTCGCTGATGTACCAAGTGCTATAGGAGTAGTTACAGGTAATAACCCAAACTTAGGTGAAACTCCATCAAACACTATATTAACTTTTACATATAGAATAGGTGGTGGTTCTGAATCAAACATTCAGGCTGGTGAATTGACAACTATAAATAATCCTCCAGCGGGTGTAACTATAACTGTAACTAATGAAGATGCAAGTTCTGGTGGAACAGATGGACAGACTGTTGAAGAAATAAGAAATAATGCTAGTTCGTTTTTTGCTTCTCAAATGAGATGTGTTACCAAGGAAGATTATCAATCAAGAATATTATCTCTTCCACAAAAGTTTGGTAGTATTGCTAAATGTATTGTAGAGAGATTAGATGGTGGTGCTCTTTTAGTTCACACTCTTTCTTATAATCAAAACAAACAACTTGTACAAACACCACAACTTGTTTTACAAAACATAGGAACTTATATTAATCATTATAGAATGATAAATGACCAAGTTGGATTTGGATTCACTCTCAATGACACATTGTTTTCTGGTTATGTAATTAATTTCGGAGTTCGTTTTGTTGTTAATTATGATAGAAGGTCAAATCCTACCGAAGTTAAATTAAATGTAATTCAAGTGATTAAAGATTTCTTTAAAATAGAAAAGATGCAGTTTGGACAAGCAATTAATATGAACGATTTACAATATAATATTTTAGGGTTAGAGGGTGTCATTGGTATCAAAGAACTAAAACTATTTCAAGATGGAAATAATGAATATGCT